GTTCTTGGGACTAAACACGTCGCGCTTGTACGTCTCCCACGCTTCCGTGGTGATCTTCCCGTCGCGGAACAGCGTACCCATCGTGTTATGCTCGCGCCGCAGCTTCTCGCGCACGAGTTCGCAGTACTCAAGCCGCGCGTCGAGCGTCAGCTTGTCCGGCGGTACGATGAGTTCCTTCTCCACCGCCTGCAAAGATTCAATCGCCATTACGCCTCCTTCGCCTCAGTTCGTAGAATCGCCATTACAGTCCTTCTCTCCGTATCTCTTCCCAGGCAAAATCAGCACTCAACTCACTCATGCAAACATAGTTCTTACACTTGTGCCACATCGGTGTCATTTGACACGGCCTGCATTTAATATCAAGAGATATAACAACTGCCCTTCTTCCTATCGGTCTATTCTTCGCCTCAGACGTACTACCAAATAAGGCAAATGTAAACTTATCTAGTGCAGAGGCAATATGTGCGAGGCCATTATCTACCGCCACGACAAAGCGCGACTTCGATAATGCATAGATTGCATCCTTCATACTCGTCAACCCTAACATATTGACAACGTTATGACCACAGAGGCTCTTAAAAGCTACCTCATCTTTCTTCGACCCTAGCACGACGAATGTATCATCTGGTCTTGCACTCATAAATTCATTCCAGTGAGGCCAGGACTTCCGCGCCCAGAAATTTCTTCCTTGCTTACCAGAAAACCCAGGGCAAATTGCAATGAAAGATCTCGGAAGTTCAACATTACAAGATCGAGGTACTGACACGAAGGGCTCAGGAACAGGACCGGTATATCCGAGGGATCTCGCGCTAGCCATACAAGCGTCTGCTTCATGCTCTTTATGCAGGTCGTGCCTTCCGGGAACATATTCTGGTCCACAATCTAAAGTATAATCCTGATGCCACCAAGTCCGAATAACGGCATCATATTTACAATCCTTAGGCGGCTTCTTAGTTATAAAAACATTGTGTATTGCATCCCATCCGTCAAAAATCGCGGTTGCAATAACAATATCTGGCTTTACAAGTACATCACAAACATAACCCATACGATGAACGGCTTCAATAGTAGGCGTAGCCATAACTACGTCGCCTAAGCCTCCCCCGACGCAGATAAGTGCTCGCATTTTTCTTCCTTTTGCAACCAAGAATACTGGTGCATTCTCTTTCTTATCGCCAGTGGATGTTCTCCGTCAAAAGTCTCCGTTCTTCCACCGCCAAAGGGGTGAGTTCCATACTTAGACTCGATTCGACCTGGCGTTTTTCTCCAGGCTAAAAATACACGATTTATGTAATCATCTACAAGCTTTGGAACATGTGGTTGGAATTTATAATAGTTCAGCTTAGCTATCAACTTAGCTAGCGGCTTTACCCAGCTATAGTGGCAATACAACTTCTCCCGTTTAAAGTTGCCAATCCTAATGCCAGACTTGGAGGATAGTTGCTGTCCATTCTCATCTGCGACAGATGTATGATCTCGATAATGATAACCATGCCTCCATCTTACGGCTTTCATCTGTGGGAAATTTCCCCAGATTCCCTGGCACGAAGTTTGAAAGTTATTCCAAAAGAGGTGAAATCCAGGAAGAACTACATCGTATTCATGCATCAAGTAAGACAGTCTCCAGAGACCTTCCTCTGTAAATACTTCATCACCATCCATCAACAACATCCAGTCTCCGGGCTTTAATCTTTCCGCATATGCAGATCTTTGTTCTATCTTATCTTTCCACCGCCCCTGGATCAATTCTATCTTATTATCTACATCATCATAAGCCCTAATCGCCTCAATAGTCCCGTCAGCACTTCTCTTATCTTCTCCACACCAGCCGGCCTTGATAGCATATTCATTACCTCCCTCGACAATAATGATCCTGTCACAGAAGTCATAAATACTATCAATAGACGCCTGGATGTATTCGACCTCATTCAAGACAATATAGCAGGCAGTTACAGGTCCCTCATGAATCCGTCTCTTTCGCTGCCGAGCAAATTTATCAACAAGACCATTAGCTACCCACCTCTCCCGGAACCTATTTGCATTAGCTGTCTTATGTGCTCTTGAAACAGCCCCGCTACCACCTTTTCTATGCTTCACGTGGCTCGTAGGCAAGCATACTACTTTATACCCAAGCTGCCTGACCCTCATGCAGAAATCAGAATCCTCCCAGTAGCCGCCTAGATATCGTCTATCAAGACCCTTAAGCTGATCCCAAACGTCTCGCTTAATCAAAACGCAAGCAAACGTCACCATATCCCGCTCAATAGGCTCAGTAAGAGAACCTTTAGTTATATGCTCAAAATGCCTACTTTTCCAGCTAAACTCACTTCCTAGCGAGTCTATTTGATTATTGAATCCATAATGCAGATTTCCGACAACACCAACATCGGCATGAGTATCTAAATACTCCACCATAGGACGAAGCCAGTCTTTGTCAACTACAACATCTGCATTGAGCAGGCAGATATAGTCACTGAGATGGAAACTCCAATCCACACCTACATTACATGCAGTACTAAACCCGAGCGGCCCATCTGCATGAACTTCTGTAATATCAGCATCTCCCCATACATCATCTCCATTAGTCACGAGTACAATATTGCAATCCATATCTGTGTTCTGAGCTATAGACTCAAAAAGCGGGCCCAAGTATTTCCGAGTCCTACAGCTTGGTACTATAATACTAACTCTCGCAGCATCCAACGGAGGGCGCTTAATCTTCATACCTTTATACCGTACTACATACTGTGGAGTCTCCAACGCAGCCATTGGCAACTTCTTACCCAGACTTCTTCTATCTTTCTTTATCAGCGCTCCAATACCTACGTTATCCAGCACTGTTATAGCAGCTTTTGCCGAAAGAGATTTCATGCATCTCCCTCCCGCACCGCACCTCGAAGGTCTGAGCTCTAAACATGGAGAGCAACTCGTCGACGACTTTAACCACCTAGCATTATTATAATTAGGCAACGTCAACTCAGGCTTGAAAGGTCCCCAAAAAGAAAGACTTGGAAGGCCCAGAGATCCCGCAAAGTGCAAGAGGCCAGAGTCTGTGCCTATGAAATAACTAGCACTAGCAATGACTCTACAGGTATCTACCAACCTCAAGACTCCTACCATATTCCAGTCTTGGTTACAATTCCCAGGAGCAGTATCTCCAGAGTCTCCAAGAATTCTGTACTCAAAGCCTCTTTCATGCAGCCATGAAATAAGATCCTCCCACTGATTCATTGGCCACTTCTTCGTTATATTGCTACCACCAACATGTAGAGCAATAAAACCCTGGGGATCACGGGGAAAGTCAAATACAGGCACCTGAACTGCCCAATCTTCGACTCCAGCACGCCTTAAATGCAGCATGTAGTAATCGAAGAACTTTGCCTCATCTCCTCTTTCAAGCAAGCCTCCAAAGTCAACAAGAACGTCAAAGGTACTCCAGTATTCTGGGTCATAACCAGAATCCAGATTTACAACCTCATCTATAACGGGGAGATGGCGCACCAGGTCGACATACGGATCATAGCAAGAGAATGCTACGAAGCACTGGTGCTCGTGGGCCTTAATGGCTTGGGCAACACTAGTAGCAAAAATCGTGTCACCCAGTACGCCACTCCGCCGTAAAAGTATTCTTTTGTTTTTAAGCTCTACACCCAGGCTATTCCCAGGACGATGATATGTTTCCTCATCACCCTTAGAAGTATAAGCAAAACCTTTAGCCGGTGTAGTCGGTTCCGGTAAGCGAGACATTTTTAGCTCTCACTACTGCGTTTTCATTTTCGATAACCACATCAACACGAGTATGAACTGTGGCTTCCCAAGCATCTGAGCGCGGTTGGCGCTGCCACTCCCACTTCACCTTGCGCTGGATAATAAACACAAGGTTCTTGGGATCGAGCAGCCAAATCTCAGTCGCGTCCGTGACACCTGTACCATAAGACTGGTCAATGGGCATGAGCGGCACTTCCAACATCGGAATACCCCAAGGCTTTGCGATATAGCCTTCAATAGACTTATCGCCAGCCGGAGTAGACCTTTCGCTCATTTCATATACCCAGTCCTCCTGAACAGAAGGAGCAACAACCCATACAAACTTGCCTTTCTGGCGTTTGTACTTAGTGGGCATAGCCTTAAGCATGTTGAAGTACAGAAGCTTACTGGGACCTGCCGCTGCGACATCAATGTCCTGAGCCGCAGGAAGGTCGTCTGAAAGCTTTGCAGACCAGCCATCGTTTGCTCGAAGTAGCCGGTCACTAGCGGTGGTAGACCCAGAAATACTGTCATCACCCTCAATACCCAACATTTCGATGTCATTCGAGATTTGACTCGCGAACAACTTCGCAATACGACGCCTGGCAGCCTCCGGGGAACTAGCCTTAATGTCCTCCATGAAATCCGAAGACAGGTCAAAAGACGACCTGAGCTTTACGGTATCAAAGAGAACCTGTGACTCGCTAGGCGCCCTCTCCGAACTGGTCAAAGATGCCTGTTCGGTGACGGGACCTGAGAAGTACAAGCGGTTAATCTCTCCAGAAGGCTCTCTCCGTTTTGCCACTCGGACACGCTTCAAGAGTACAGCCTCATCAACAACGTCGTCGATGAACTCGTCTACTTGAATGCGGTTCAATATGACATTCGGGAGTGTGGAACCGTTCACGGTAGCTTTACGAACTGCTTCCTGAACTTCTGCCAAACTGCCTTTTTCAACTTTCTCTTCCAATGATATCACCTCCTCTCATTGCTTTCTAAAGAAAACGTTAGCATATCTTCCGAAGACTAGTCATCAAGGACAATCTCTCCGGCAATAACCTCATCCGGAATCGCGCCGGACCATGTGTCCTCAGACTCCTTAGAGACCTCATCCTTTTTCTTCGGGGCCTCCGAAGAAGTCACCTCATCAGAGCTCTTTTCGAGCTTCGTCAATCGCTCCGCCAGGGCTGTGACAGACTTGACAACTCCATTGACGGCTGATTCGTTCTTTTCTGCGCTGACTCCCAGCTTTTCCGTCAGATCTTTAATAGCATCCTTTACCTCAGAGTCACTAGCCTCTTCTTCCACCGACTTCTCGGTTCCTACGAAGTTGTAGAGCGAGGATTTTAGAAGCACCATAATGGCATCTTGCAAGCCCTGCGGAAGGTCTCCATAAGCAGACTTCAAAGCAAGAACTGCTTTACCAACGGCTTCTTGCTGATCCTCTGGAATGGGGCGTCTCTCAAAAGCAGAAAGATCCTCTCCTTTGCAGATCTCAGCTAGTACTGCATAAACAGCGTCCACGGTAAAATCACCTCCTTTCACGACGTAAAAGTACGTTGCATTGGCTGGACTCTTGACCAGCGCAATAGTGTCACATTTAACGTCTTCTAGCAACTTCATTCAACATCCCTCCGCTTTCCCCAACCTTCCATACTAAAACCAGTAATTTCACCGTCTTGAGCAGCTTTATAGATATCCTGATGATCCCCAGCATATATAGAAAGCCAAAAAGCACCTTCAGGAATCCTCTGTCCATGCTTCATTGTAGGCTCTTCAGGCTGAAAACTCTCAATGATGGGAAGATCCACTTGCTTACCACCATGCTCTACTGTGATCTGGCGTCCATGGATCATATAGTGCTTCATCAACTTCCAAATCTCTTCCTTCGTCATCATATCGTCCTGTAGATCCGCAACATTGGGCTCATAAACAAGTCCACCAATGATATACTCAGGCTCTACAGCTTTGATAATGAAGTTAGTCGCCTTTGTAACGGTGCGGATAAGAGGCGCATTACACTCTGGGCACTTTCGTGTATTGCACGGAACACCAGTAATATGAGGAACTTTCTTCTTACACGCAGTGCAGATACAAAACCCCTCCGGGCCTTCTCCAACTAGATTTCCCGCATTGCGCCCGAGTCTTTCTTGTTTCTGCACATCTCTAGCCCAGATGGCACAACTCTTTCGGGCAGTTAGGGCAATCTTTCCTTCTTGCGTCCAATACCTAAGCTCCTCAGGAACCGCTTTCTTGAGGGAAAGCGGTAGGGCAGATTTTCCATGTGGCGGAAGCCATCCGCTTTTAATGGCAGAGACACTAAAAACATAAGGAAGTTGCGTAGCAGCTTTTTCAAACATGATGCTATCTTGTATTGTTTTTACAACATATCGACCCTTGAGAATCGTGCCCTCGAAGAACAGCTCTGCGAATCCTTCCTTAGCCGCACCAACATAAAACTCACCCTTATCCACCGCAGCCCTCGAAGTCTGACCATCCATGCCTTCGTAGTTAAACCAAACGCGCATCATGGGGTCAGCAGGTACAATACTGACCGACTTACTCAAGTACTCCAGAACATCGATATCTTGTGACTTCCTAGCTGCCTCGAACATTATTCCATTATGAGTATCACAGTGGCTTTTAGCCTCGTCCGCAGTCCAAGATGTCTTAGAATATCTATACGCCTGCTCTGAAGTAGTTCCATCTGCCTTTCCCACGATGATGCGATAAGACTTATCCCTATGTACCCGAGGAGTAGTTCGAAAAGATCCAGCCTCAAAATCAGACGGCTGCTTAAGACGGCAAATGTGCTCTTCCAGAAATGGCTTAGATACCATTTCAATAGCATCAACACACGAGCCACCGGAGTCGAAAAGCAGCTCCATACTAAGCGAGTCTTCCTTCACAAGGGCAACAAGCTTAAATGGATGCGACTTTTCGTCTTTCTCAAACCGCTCAAACAGCACAGCTATCTCCTTATCCTTCAGGCTGGGGAGCTGGTATTGTATTGTCTCCCTCATCCATACCAACAGCTTTTGGTGAAGTACGCCGAGACCAGATACGATGGGTATCCCCTCCCTTAACAGGAGCATACCCATACTTTGCCCGAATTTCATTAATGCAGAGAATCCCATGAGAGACATAGTTAGTGTCCCTTCGCATTTCTATTTCTAGGTTTCTTACATCTGGCGCCTCTAGCCTAATGACAGCATCAGTAATTCCAAAGCCATCCCTTAGAAGCTTATCCAGATAGAAGTGAAGTCCACTTTGTATCGGCTTCACAATTCTGTTTAAGTATATTTCTGCTTGGCTCAGACCAGAAGCACTCCCACGACTCTCGGTATCTACAATACCTAAAAATCACAGGCGGCATTCCATGCGACATACGAATAAAGTCTCGGAGGTCTTTCCTAGTTTCTCTATAATCCGCCTCCTTCTGAGCCTCACCAATGCGCTCAAGAGTAACTTCAAACTCATCCCCGTCAGAGCTGAGAAGCAGGGTCTTATGTGGTTCGCCTTTATACTCCGATCTAAAGAACTTCTCGATCTTTTTCTGCAGATCTACAGTGACATCTCCGCCTTTGATAATGACAAGATACTCTGGAATACAGCTGTTCTCGAAGAATTTAAGAAAGTACGTTCTGATTTCACGGGAGCAAAGTATATCCTCAACAGCTGGAATTATGTCAGGCACTCCATAATGTCGAGTTACAGTAGCATAAGGCTTCTTCCAAAAAATCATCTCATTGGCAGACCTTCCAGCAACATATCCAGACATCACCTTGCCAGAATTTTTTTCTGCATACTGTCCTTCAAGACGGGGGAATTTTTGGAAGTAAATTCTTTCCTGATCTGCCTCAGATACCTGCACAAAGTCTGCAACAACACCATCAATCTTTTTCGTGACTCTAATCGTCTGCGCCGCAACAGGCTCGAGACGGGCAATCTGTGACTTATCTTTTGTTCTGACAACTTCAAGTGTACCCCAACCAACTGTCTCCCGAGCAAATGTGAATTGATTAAGGACATCCAAGAATGGCATGTCAGGGTTGCAGGAAGCTATGAAAGCTTCGATCTTTGCTTTAGCCTCTTTCGGAGGTACATCTTTCGTGTCGCCGGGAGATACAATACGATAGCCAATGCCCGCAGAATCAGCCGCCTTTGTCATAGCACATCGAGCATGTGTGATGTTGATAATAGCAAGATTAACCAAGCTCTGTGGGTCATATGGCGGCTCTTGAAAATCTACATCACCCCCAGATTCATCATTAGCCCGACTTATGATTCCATCGAAAGAAAGACCTTCTTTCTTGACAAACTTGCCCTGGTCTGTAATATAGCCTTTAATTACTCTTGTTGTTTTAACTTTGTCACTCATACCAGCATAGCCTTAATTTCTCGGCTTTTAGCATTTTCAACCAAGAGTTGAATAGCATGAAGTCCTGACTCCGACGCACTTGATGTCAGGGCCTGAGACCCTTGCGTCAATACTACCCGCCCAGAATCCACAGCCTGAATAGCAGCTTCCGAAGGAAAAGCCGTTTTGATTTTACGCTTGACAACCTTGTTTGGAACATCTCGTAGAAATGTATCTGCCACCTCAGGCGTAGTTACAATCATCACATCCTTCGGCAGGTGCATTACAGATTGTATCCAAGGCTCCTCGCCTCCACCTACGCCGCGAGCCTCAGAAAGATACAAAACATCATCTACTTTCAACGCGTGTATGATAAAGCCAAATACACCAGAATCACTTTGTTCCATATAAACACACACAAGAGACTCACCATTTTTAGGTATCTCTGACTGTTCAATAATTGAATCGTGTATGTTCTTTCTTCTCAGCCTAAACGCGAGCTTACCTGAGAACTTGGAAGCCAGAGCAATATGGTCAGCAAGAGTATCTAAAAGATCCTTGCCTCCGTGGGGAAACTCTTCGAGCTCTCGAGTCAGTGCGACCATCCATTCTTTGAGATAAAGATCATCATTTTCGAGAACAGGTTGAATTTTCATCAACCTTGCAGGTTTACTCGCTCGACCTCTTGTAATAGGCTCTATCAAAAAGCGACAGTTTTCAACCCGCATAGCTTCTTTAAGATATTCTTGCAACTGCGACTGATAGCCTACTGACTCAAAGCCAAGAATGTCTGGATCGTAACGTCTACACATCTTCAATGCCGCATTTACCGTGTCTCTCGAGCCAAGATAATCTTTAATATAATCTATGACATACACTTTCCCAAGAGTCGTAGTCATTGCAGTAAGTATCGCGGTCTGAGATTTCTTAGCTCCCCGTTCCCCCGAAGCCGGATCCACTGTAACAGTCATAAAGCCATCTCGGAAACTCGGCGCACTCTTGTATTCTTGAAGACGACTTGTATGAAACACTTTCGTTGCTGGGTCTACGGGATCATTCATCATCTGAGCGCGGAAGAAGAAAGTACCCTGTGCTATCTTCTCAGCTTCAATTTGTTCGGTAGACCAGAAACTCGGGAATGCAGATGTCTTTCCATCTGATTCATATATTATATGCTCGAAGAACTTCATATCAGGCCAATGACGTTTCATCCACGCAATGGCATCATTAATCGAATATCGAGTTCCTGCGAAGTAAATCAGTTGGAGCGAAGAACCGTGGTCTATATTACCAATAGACGCCATCTGCATATATCCCACAGTTTTACTAACAACCTCAGGGTTGAAGTAAATGTCTTCCGCCCTTACATCATCCTTATCCGGAGCAAGAGGGTCATCGAAAAACAGGATGTCATAATGAAAGCCTACTTTGTTAGTCCCAATTCCAGCAGCCTCAACTGTCGCTTCGTCCCAAGACTTCGTCCTATTGACCTCAAAGGCCGATGCTGTCCATCTAACCGAAGAAAGGTTTTCCGGAAGAATGTGGGGAAATAGAAGTGGGAGAAGCGGAGCGCCTACCCCTGTAATTCTATTCCTCATATCTTTAACCCCTTGCTCCGCCCGGTCTTTTGTTTTTGAGATATAAAGAATCCTGACATTAGGATTTAATACAATATGCTGCAGGAGTCTCCCTTTAATAATACTCGACTTTGCCGTACCTCGCGGCATAATAGCCCCCTTACGCAACTCAGGCCCTCCTAAAAAAGCCGCCAGCTTCTTATGTACCTTCCCAAGACGTGTGAATCCTGCGATCCCCTTGCAGAAAAAGAATGTATCTGTCAGAGCCAGTTCTGCAGTTTCCTGCAAACCCAGACCGAAGTTACTCTGCAGGTATGTCTCTAGGGGTACACTCACTTAATGCTTCTCCTAAAGCCCTTGCTGAATCTTCGTCTAACATCACCCTAGTGTCAGTCTTAATCTCAGATCTTTGCGCCTTCGGGTATCCAGTACGATCTAGAATATCCCATACACTCGACTGAGCGACTTTCTCGTTGCCTGATCTCATTAGAGTTATGTTCAACTTTGCCGCATCTAAAGCCGCCCCGGCTAGGAGTTCTCTAACCTCATCCCCAGTATTAGCATCTACAGTACGCTCGTCCAACTTGTCTTGCAGACTGTTCATATGTTGCTTGTACAATGGTGTATGGCGCAGGCGCCTCAACACATCTGCTGACATCTTTGCCCTCTTACATATCTCCGTATCAGAAAGGTTCGCAATATCCATCCTTATAACATCATGGATCCTGGGCTTCTGCTTAACACTTTCCCTAATCCAATTCTCAGGTCTTGGCGACATTATAGAAACA